TACTTCTCCCTCGCTTTCCATGTGTCATAAATTCTAAAATGACCGTGATCATTTTCCTCGAACTCTTCAAACTCCATGTCTTGTGCTTTTTTGAAGGCATCATCATCGTCTTTAGCTTCGATGTATGTTTCGTACCCTCTTTCCAATATCGCGGTTACTTTATATTTAGGCATCTACTTCCTCCTCTTCTACTAAGAATTGAACTATAAAAAGTCCTTCCGTATCCTTTCCATATTGCGCTTTTATCTTATTCTCGACAATAAATCGGGTTACAAGTTGTTCCAATTCGGAACGAGGGTATACATAAAAATCGTCCATTAGTACTTCTCCTTCTTAACCGACCATAAGTTTTGATATTGGTAGCCTCTAACGTGCTGACCGTTTTCATCATAATGGCATTCGATAGCCTCGCAGTGCCACATACCGTCACCGCCATTTATTGAGTCACCATCCCAGATATTAATATCTAGAAGATGATCATCTATTTCATAGCCTTCACTATACTGCTCTTCATCATCATCAGCGTCTTTCACTTCTGCTTCAAAGAACTCTTTTGATTGAGCAATAACTTTGTCTAGGCTTTCTGGTTTAATAAACACGTTGTTCTCCTACCAAGGTCTAATCTTAGGCCTAACAATTCGTGATGTGACCTCGCTTACATCACAATGACCTGATATTGCATTTAGCTGATCGTAGAGCGTATTGTTTTTCATAAGTATGCTCCAACATTTTTCTTCACTTGGAAACCAAATACTGAACTGCATTTCATGCTCAAGTATCGGGTAAACGATAGTTAAAAGCGTCCAGTAATCCATCAGGAAAAATACTCCTCTAATCTCTCTTTAGCGATAAGCTGTTCGATATAAACTTTCTTACACCAGTCATCGTTATCAATTAGGAACTCTGCTTGCGCTCTCTCCCTGTGATCGCACTCACCATCAAGGTACATGCTTATAAGTATACCTCTTTTGATGAGGTCAGTTTCACCAATTTTAGTCATAGCCACGGTCATGCACCTCCTTTTCAATTATCTTAACAATAAAATACTCATCTCCAAGCATATCTACAATTTGATCTCGATGATAAGCCATTACATAAACAAATTTAGATTCTTCTTCTGCCCAATCATCAAAACTGCCTGTTCCGACAGTGCTTGTGTGTCTTTTAAGTTCGACATGAAATCTTTTCATATTTGTGCTTCTCTTTCCATTTTGACTTGAGGGTGGGCTATGCTCAACTAAAAGAGCCTCAAGAAGGTTTAATATACCTTCTTTCTCATCACATTCTGGGGTGTTGTTCAGCTCCCCTAAAATCCAATTGTATTGTTGACGTAATAAAACATGATCAATATTCATTGATTGTCTCCTATAAAAAAGTTCAATTGCACAAAAACAGATTGGTGGCCGGGGGTTACTCGGCTTTTGGCGTCCAATACTGTTTTTTAAATCCAAAAGCAGGGTGACCTGCCCAGTACCCTTCTATCCAAGTTTGCCACTGATTATTCCGAAGCACAGATCTGGGGTGATGTTCTTCAGCACCTTTTCTCCAATGCCCTCTACGAAAATGCAAAGGAAGCTTATGGAAGTGAATGTCGTGTGGTTCTTTGGCATTGACTGGCTTACTAACATCCCAAGACACTCTGTGCCATGCATCCATAGCAAAACCCATGCCTCTATGCGCTGACCTTCTAGCTTGCCGTGTGCCACCAAGACCTGTCAAAACATGCCTAGGTGTATTGATGGTCTGTAACAAGCAACAGACACGCCTTAGACTGCCAGAAACGGCACTCAAAAAACGGTTGTCTGGGTTTCTAATATCATCACCTTTAGATTGAGCATGAAGCTGTAAAGATAAATCTACTTCCCAATTTTTTTCACCGCCAACTATCCCAAAGCGAGTTGGGTTGTGACCGTGTGATAATGACCATATTTCAAAATGTGAGGGGTCATCGTCTATTTGCTTGCATAGATAATAGTGATTACCAGCAAGTTCTTCTATAGTTTTGTTTCCATAAATCGCTATTGATTTTTTTGTATGTCCTTCTTTTATATTTGCTTTGTCAAAAAAATCACTCTTCTTATTGATTTTAAAAGCAAGTATACAAACTGGCGAAGGTAGCCTTGCATCTATTGAAGGAGGTGTTTCATTGTAAGGATACATCTGATGTTCAAAAGAACCATCACCTATAACTTGTGGACTAATGCCACTACAATCAAAGACTTGTGCCTCTTTGGACATTTGCTTAACCCAGTCACTACTTATCTCTGGATATATGTGATGCTCTGGATAATGTTTTAGTTGATTATCCAATCTCTGTTCCATACAGGTAAATAATTCTGTAACGCTATCAATCATAATTTTCTCCCGAAGGTACGCACCGAAAGGTACGCACCCAATGATAGTTTATAGGTTTTTTATTTAGCAGTCGCTCTGATATCACCGACCACCCACCAGTCTCGATGCCTATGCTTCTGTTGTCTTGGACATTTGCTTATAAAAGAACCACCTTCCTCATTGTATAATTCGGAAGCCAATTTCTTGGCTTCCTCTGGGCTGTCTGCATCTATGTACAGATCAACTATCTCTTCAAAAAAAATAGGAACGATAAAAGTATCACTCATCATAAACCCCCGAGCATAATTAGTGCGCCTTTAGCAACCGCAATCCAAACGCCAACAACAAATGAAATAGGCATCAATACTAGTACACAAAAAACAATTATATCTAAAAATTTCTCCATTACACATCTGCCTTCTGCGATGTGGTCTGAAGCATAAATTTTACATGGGCATAGCCGCCCGACATTGAGGTTATGCTATAAGTTACTGGGCATGTTTCAAGCCATCTCAAAAATGGTTCTAAATCTTCTACTCTAATAAAAATCATTTACTTCTCCAAAAAAGTTCAATTGAACAAAAAAAGGGAAGAGCCGCAGCTCCTCCCAAGTTTTCTAGGCAAAAGGCAAAGCCTAGAGATCCAACAAAGTATCGATAGCAGTGTCCTTGATACGTCTTCTAATAAGCGATTCCGCTCGTGAAAACTTATCGGCTATAGAGTAAACGGATACACCGCCCGCATCGTACTTCATAACGGTGGCTTCAATCATCTCTGAATTACCACCGTATCTCTTTATAGCAAGCACATCGAATGCTTGTATATTATCTTTAGCTAGTCGCGTGAGATGCCTAGCTTTACAATCTACAATAAATCTATTGCCATCTCCTGCTTTTACCACCGAGATTCCTCGCTGATAAACTTTTCTATTCCAAGAGATAGGAACAAAAATATCACCATCTCCACTGTAAGTGCTTTGATTTGGCTCAAAGCTTGCCTTACCTATTTGAACAGTAAAGCTACCAGATGGGAAGGCATCATGTACCTGAGAACTAGCATATCTGGTACTTTCCTCTGCTTCCCTATCCAATGCGCTCTCGCGCTTAACAGGTCTCATGCTTCTTCTAATATCCCTGATCTCAGACATATATTCTGCTATTTGCTTGCCAATCATATCAGCGGCACTGTTAGTAAGATTATTATCAACTCGCTCTGGCAACCCCCACCTATTATTTACAGAATGGTTGTGCAATGTCTTAATTTGATCTGGTTTATAGCCTAAATATTTGAACGTATTTTTTAGTGATGCGTTCATATACTCAACTGAAGTAATCGCTTTTTTATAATCCATGTTCTAAGTCTCCCATCGATTTATTCCACTGCTTGATAGTCAGTTTTTTAGGCAACCACTTCGGTCTCCTAACGCGAAGATCAGGCGCATCTATGGAATGCCCAACAATGCCTTGAGAATGCTCATCAGACGGAATCAGTTTACCGTCTACATATAGTCTAAAACGCAAATCGGGCGGCACTCCAAGATTTTCGAGTTGATCAGCCCAACCCATAGCTTCCCCAAAATCGAACCATTCAATAGTTATTGGAACGCCGTCCAAATTAAAAAGAATTGTCTTTAATGTTTTGGAATTTTTATATGCATCAAACGCACGACCAATGCCATCGTAGTAATTCATCATAATTTATCTCCTGATAAAAAGTTCAAATGAACAAAAAAAAATGAATGCGACCTAAGCCGCATTCATGTAAGTTGTTTCGCCCCAAGGTGCTTTCGCGGCTTCTAGCCAACTGCTGACCCACAACACTGGGTATCGAGGGGCAGTCTCAGGGTAATCGAAAATCTGAAGGTCAGATAAGACAATCATCTGATCGCATTCGATATCCTCAATATCAACATGCTTGAACACTGGGCTGACCGCTGTACCACCGCGACCAGATAATGCCACATTAGATATATTCTCACCTTTGCCGTACTTAGTGACGGTCTGAACTTTTGTGTCCCAAGTAATGATTGTTACGCTCTCTGGCTGTTTCTCATCAACTAGTTGATTAAGCAGTCCAAGAAAATATTGCAGTTCCTTATCAGATACACTGGCACTGCTATCAATAGCAACAACGGTGTGACCAACAGAGACATTTACCATAGATGGTAACACCAGATCATACATGGCATATGGTCTACGTCTAATCTTGCTGAAGCTATAATCATTAGGGGTATCGCCACCAATAAACCTAGACATTACAGTGTCCAGATCAACATCGGCTCTTCTCATAATATTTACAAGCTGTTGAATTTTAGTAGGCAACCGACCAACAGCCTTGGCGGCCTCAGCGGCCATGATTGTTTTCTGGTTTATGTCTGCTTCAATTTGCTTGATCTCAGTAGGCTGTAACTTTTTGCCCTTCTCATCCTTGGGTTCAGAGATATCTCCCATCTTCCAATTAGGCTTAGTGCGATACACCTCTTCCTCAATGTCCTCTGGAAGCTTTGCATAGATTTGCTCGGCTGACATATTGGCGTATTGAGCATCGTATAAACCATCCTTTGGCATCTCTCCGATACCTTGGTTCACAAGTTCCCAATTGATCATGTAGTCACATGCAATGTTCCAACGCTCGGCCTGTCTTTTACCTATGCGTAATGGATGTTTGAAAGCGATATGCATTACCTCATGCGCCATAACAAAAATTGTCTCCAGTGCAGTCAACTTATCAACAAACTTTGAATTCCATTTGATAGATCGACCATCAGTACACATTGTGGGAATTGAATCATCGCGCATTGCATTGCTTGATAAGGCAAGCGAACCATAAAAAGGATATTGTATCATCAGCTTAGTGATTGCCCTAGATACTTTTGTTTGTGCGTCCATAACACTTACTCCAAAAAAAGTTCAATTGAACAAATTAACGAAAAGCGATACCTTGCGCTGACGCAAGGTATCTTTTTTTTAAACGAGAACTTCTTTACCGCCACCGTTTATAACCCAGTCTCGAACCGCTGGGTTCTGCTTGATGTTTGGCAATTTGCTTGCCGCATCCTTTATGACAAAAGCCGCGAACTCAGCTTGTGGGATACGTCTCAGGTATTTAGTGATTGCCATGATATTATCTTCATCAGCATAGGATGCTAACGCACCGCATACAGCATAAAGAACATCAGGGCGTTCTGGGATAACTGAGGTATCAGGGTTTTTGATCAATTCCTTAACATCAGGAACCTCGTCGTAAACCGCTAAGAACGCATAAAAATCTGTCGAGGCAGGAAGTCCAATAATGCCTGACACTGTCTCACGTTCTGCCATCGGGCTTAGTGACCATCGGCTAATTACCGAACTGACACGCTCCCAACCTCTGGGCGTAGGGAAGCTGTTTGCGTCTCTATCGAACTTCCAGAGCATTTCTGGCTTGAAGCGCAAAAAGGCGCATACCTTCTCACTTACCCTATTCTCCATGAAATATGCTATTGTGTCCTCTAGGTTCGGCTCTACATCCAAAAAGCATAATCTGTCTCTGACATGCGTAGGCATAACATGCGTACCGGCACGATCTGACATACGGTTGCCGGCGGCAATGATTGCCCATGTGTCAGGTATTTTATGCTCTCCGATACTCCACTCGTTTAGAATGCGAGATAAAATATTTTGTGTTGCTCCAACAGCCTGAGCGGCTTCATCAAAAAACAACACACCGTATGTGCCTTCTTTTGGTAGCCAATCAGGGGCAAGGCGTTTCATCCCATCCTTGGCCTCATTAGGCATAAACCAACCTGCGACCTCCTCTGGTGGATACTCTGCCAAGTTTACCTGAGTAAAACCCATCTCAACGCCTCGCTTTTGTGCGACTGTTTTTACTGCGTCTCTGGCTGTTGTTGTTTTACCGATACCAACACCACCGCTCAAATATGGAACAACCATTTCTGCGTCTCTGGCATCTGCGCGGTTGTCGATCTGAAAGTTAATTGCACTTTCGAGTATTTCAGTTGCTGTAGTAAATCTCATTTTCAATATCCCTAAATTAATCGGCCAGAACGGCCATGAAATTTCTTTAAACGAACTAACATAATTTGATTTTTCATAATTGTGCTACTCCAAACAAAATTGCGACCCCGACCCAGATTGCCGCAAAGGCAATCCCAGAAAGGAACCCATGATAGTAAACCAAGCGCAATTCATCACGCTTGGCTTTTTCTCTTTGGCGGCTAGTCATTAGGCCGCATCTCCAAGTAGTGCGTCAACACTTGTGTTAACTTCTACATTTTCCTGAGCGGCTTCTGCTTCAGCAACCTTGGCGGCTTCAGCATTCCTGAATGCTTCACGAGCGGCCTGAAGTTCTCTGACATGGTCAAAAAATTCATCCAGTTCCTCATCGTTCAAGCCATCAATAAATTTGTCACCTTGAACTTTACGGTAACCACCTCGGCCGTCTTCTTCTTTTTTAGTTGACCATTTACCGATTGCGCTCTCAGCAATTTTGCGAGCCTTTGATTTTTCGGCCTCACCACTGCAAGCCTTAAGCAATTTGTTCTCGCTATCAATTTCCATAGCGAGCAAATCGTTAACAACAGCATCAGGCGTGTACTGAGTAGGTATATCTCCGATCACTTGCTTGATTAACCTAACTGCACCCGCACTGCCCTCGACATATCTTTTTGCTGTAGCATATGGAACGCCAACATCATTTTGCAAAACACTATAAAGTTTTTTGCTAGTCTCTTTTGTGAAGCCTTGTTTAGTCTGCTTCTCATGAGCAACCGATGCAATCAATTCGCCATAGGCTTGCATCTTGTGACGATTAGCAACTTGATTATTCTGCTTGTTATTAGTCTTAAGGGTTCCGATGTTATCCTCACAAGCAGTGATGTTGTTGATTGCGGTGTCTGAAATTGAAAATGTTGATTTAGTCATCTTTATCATCCTTCTAGGCTGACTTAAAAAATAAGTATTCTCATGAATACCCCGACATACAATGTCGCCATAACAGCCCAAACAGGGCTGTTAGTGAAACTTGTATGCATGAAAAAATAATACTTCCGATCTCTGAAGTACTGCCCAAAACCACCAAGCCTTCATGATCAGGTCTAAGAAATCCTCACTGGTAACAGAGGAAAACTTGGTATGGGTCAGAGGAACCTATGTGCCACCGAATCACGCGAATCAGGTGGTGGCTCCGCATACCCTCTCTTAGCAGTTCATACACCTAGGGTCAACAGTTTTGAGCAGTTTTGATTAGTTCTGACTATGAATAAGAAAAGTTCAATAGAACTTTTTTATCTTTGGGGGGTAAACGTACCTAATCCAATAAAAACAATGACTTAAAAAAGAAAATGAGAACAGGTGTAGAACAGATATAATCCGAATAAAGAACACTGTTTTATATGACCTAGCATACCTGAGACCCAAAAGGCCTCTCAGAGGGGCTTATATTGGCTCTCAGGACTATTTCTTGATTTGTTCAGTATATTGGCTATATTTGTTCCAACAAAAGAACAGGATGAGAACATGCCAAAAGATGAAAACTCAAGCCACGAAAAAGGCCAAGCGCCTAGCGTTGTTGTGCCTATTACCAGTAAGCCTAGACAGAGAACAGGCACTAACAAACATGGTTTAACAGATAAGCAAGAGATATTCGCTCTGGCAGTCTTTGAGGGTAATAACTTTAGTGATGCCTATAGAGAAGCCTATGATACCCAAAATATGAATACAGCAAGCATTCATAGGGAAGCACATGCTTTGACTGTAAACCCCAAGGTCTCCGCAAGAATTGATGGCCTGTTTGCTGATAAAGAGAAAGAACAGCGCATGTTGAGGCTCTCTCGATCAGAAAAGGTAATTTCAAAACTGGAGCAGGTTGCGCTCCGCGATGGTGACGCTGACGGCACTCAGATTCGCGCTTTGGAATTATTAGGAAAAACTATGGGGCTATTCATAGATAAGGTAGAAACTGAGGATAAAACAGAACGCACTGAACAACAGCTAGAAAAAGACATTGAACAGAAGTTGATTGCTCTGGGAATCAAATAGTTCAATAGAACTTTTTAAGATACGGTACACTCCCCTAAGCTATCCGTCCATACCTAGACCCCACCGGGGTGGTACTATCATCTGCACCGTGCCGCACAACAAATCACATACATGATGTTCCACACAAACAAATACCAAAAACTTTTGAAATACCCCCCCTTTTACTTTTTGAGTGCCAGTAACACATTTTCAAATATATTCGTGATTTTAAAAAAAGGGGGTAGGTTCACATACCCCCCTATATACCCCAGAAAAAAATTTTTAAAAAGCTTATATATATTATATATATTATATATTAATATCTCTCTCTTAAAGAGAGAGATAATATATATTAATTATTATATATATATTATATACTATACGCGGATGTTTTTTTATCCCAATTTCATCCACGGTAGGCACTGTTCCCCCCACCCAGTTATGGGCAGTGTCTACCACTTAGGTGGAGGATACGATGAAGCATGAGAAAATACTCGAACAACTAAAGAAGCTTCCCTTGGAAGCACAGGCAGACTTGCTTGCTGATCTGGAACAGCTTGAAGAGCTGAAGAACAAGAAAAAGGCTAAGTCTGAGTTTCTGGCATTTACTCGAATGATGTGGCCTAGTTTTATTAGTGGTCGGCATCATAAGATTATGGCTGAGGCATTTGAACGTGTGGCTAGGGGTGAGCTGAAAAGGCTTATCATCAATATGCCACCCCGCCATACCAAGTCAGAGTTTGCGTCCTATTTGCTTCCTGCTTGGTTTTTAGGGCAGTTCCCAGAGAAAAAGGTTATTCAAACGGCACACACTGCAGAACTGGCAGTGGGCTTTGGTCGTAAGGTCAGGAACTTGATACAGGGTGAGGACTTCAAAAAGGTGTTTCAGGGGATAGACCTGTCGTCAGACTCAAAAGCTGCGGGTCGTTGGAACACAAACAGGAGCGGTGACTACTTTGCGATTGGTGTTGGCGGTGCGGTTACGGGTAAAGGTGCGGATCTATTGATCATAGATGACCCTCACAGCGAACAGGACGCCCAACAGGGGCAGTTTAACCCCGAAGTTTATGATCGGGTCTACGAATGGTACACCTCTGGCCCCAGACAGCGTCTGCAGCCCGGAGGAGCGATCATTATTGTGATGACCAGATGGTCAAAAAGAGATCTAACAGGGCAAATTATCCATAAATCTGCTGAAAGGATAGGCTCTGACGAATGGGAAGTCATAGAGTTCCCTGCGATTATGCCTTCAGGTAAGCCATTATGGCCTGAATTTTGGAAACAGGACGAATTAGAGGCGATTAAGGCCGAAATTCCAGTTGGTAAGTGGTCTGCACAGTACCAACAAGACCCCACATCGGAAGAAGGAGCGCTAATTAAGCGAGAATGGTGGAGAACTTGGGAAAAAAGTAGCCCACCGCCTTGTGAAGCCATCATTCAGTCGTGGGATACTGCGTTTTTGAAGACAGAACGCTCTGACTACAGTGCTGTAACCACATGGGGGATCTTTTATCACCCAGATGATGACGGAAGAATGGCTCCAAATCTGATTATGCTAGATGCATACAAGGAAAAGCTAGAATTTCCTGACCTGAAGAAGGCTGCATACGACAAATATTGGGAATATGAGCCAGATCAGCTTGTTGTGGAGAAAAAAGCGTCTGGTGCGCCCCTGATATTCGAGCTGAGGGCTATGGGTTTGCCTGTCACAGAGTTCACTCCATCGAGGGGACAAGACAAGATAGCTCGTGTAAATGCAGTTTCTGATCTATTTGCGAGCGGTGTAGTCTGGTGTCCAGACACAAGATTTGCAGATGAGGTTATGGAAGAAGTTGCTTCGTTTCCATCAGGAGATCATGACGATTATGTTGACTCGATGTCACAAGCATTGATACGTTTCCGCCAAGGCGGTTGGATCAGATCTCCAACTGATGATTGGGACGATGAACCAACTTACAGAAGACCAGTAGAATATTATTAATTGTTCTGCTATACTGATGAAAGAACTTTTGCAAAGGACAGATCATGGCAATCGAAAAGCAGATGACACCCTTCGAGGTAGATGAAGCGTTAGATGATGTTCAGGGAGAGGCAGTGCAGGTTGAGATAGTCAACCCTGAAGCCGTTTCTATGGAAACAGAGGATGGCGGCATCATTATCGACTTTGAGGGAGAGATCACAGAAGAGCTTTTAGGGGGCGAAGGCCATGATCAAAACCTAGCAGAGGTTATTGACGAGGATGTACTGCAGTCAATGGCAAGCGAATTGGTTGCTGATTTCAAAGCAGATCAGGAAAGCAGGTCAGACTGGGCAAGGGCATACGTCAAGGGATTAGACCTTTTGGGTATGAAGGTCGAGGACAGACAGCAGCCGTGGGCTGGGGCTTCTGGGGTTTTTCACCCAATACTCACGGAAGCTGTCGTCCGTTTCCAAGCACAGGCTATGGGAGAGATCTTTCCTCCTGCAGGACCAGTGCGTACCAAGATTGTTGGTAAAAACGACACTGAAAAGAAAGATCAGGCATTTCGTGTAGAAAACGAAATGAACTATTTGCTGACAGAAGAGATGTCAGAATACCGCGATGAAATGGAACAAATGCTCTTTAAGCTACCTATCGCAGGTTCAGCATTCAAGAAAGTCTACTATGATCCATTGATGGAAAGACCATGCGCTATGTTTGTGCCATCTGAGGATTTTGTTGTGTCCTACGGGGCATCAGATCTGAAAACATGCCCAAGATATACGCATGTGATGAAAAAAACATCAAATGAAGTCCTACAACTGCAGGTAAACGGCTTCTATCGTGATGTTGAGCTACCAGATCCTCAGCCAGATTACTCAGACATCAAACAAAAAGACAATGAATTATCTGGCGAAGAGGCTGTTATCGAAGATGATGATCGTCACACAATCTTAGAAATGCATGTCGATATGAATATGCCAGAAGAGTTTGATGATCCTGATGGGATAGCCAGACCGTATGTAATTACAATCGATAAGACATCAACAGAGATATTATCTATCAGAAGAAACTGGTACGAAGACGATGAAAATAAAAAGAAACGTATGCATTTCGTGCATTACCGATACCTTCCGGGCTTGGGATTCTACGGCACAGGACTTATTCACCTCATTGGAGGCTTGGCGAAATCAGCCACCTCAATACTACGACAACTTATTGATGCGGGTACGCTATCGAATTTACCTGCAGGTCTTAAAGCTCGCGGTCTCCGTATCAAGGGTGATGATGCGCCTCTTATGCCGGGCGAGTTTAGGGATGTGGACGTACCGGGCGGTGCTATCCGTGACTCAATTACATTTATTCCTTACAAGGAGCCATCAAGCGTACTCTACTCGTTACTCGGAAATATCGTTGAAGAAGGGCGCAGAATAGGTTCTGTTGCTGATGTACAGGTAGGCGATACAAACCCACAGGCTCCAGTAGGAACAACCCTAGCTCTTATGGAAAGATCCATGAAGGTGATGTCTGGGGTACAAGCAAGATTACATGCTGCTCTCAAGCAGGAACTGAGAATACTCGCAAAGATTATACACGACTATATGCCAGAAGAGTATTCCTACGACATGGATGGTGACTTCAATAGAACAAAAGACTTTGATGGTCGTATTGATGTTATCCCAGTATCAGATCCAAATGCAGCAACAATGTCACAAAGGGTGATGCAATATCAGGCCGCGCTACAGCTTGCACAACAAGCACCGCAGCTATACGACATGGGGAAACTACACAGACAGATGTTAGAGGTTTTAGGCATTAGCGAAGCAGCCGACATTATTAAACTACCAGATGACATCAAGCCAAAAGATCCAGTTACAGAAAACATGGCTATTCTGAAGCAGGAACCAGTCAAAGCGTTCATGTATCAAGATCACGAAGCGCATATTCAGGTGCATATGTCAGCCATGCAAGACCCCAAAATACAGCAGATTGTGGGGCAATCACCGTTTGCAGGAGCTATACAAAGCGCAATGGCTTCACACATCACAGAACATGTTGCGTATCAGTACCGCAAAGAGATACAGCTACAACTTGGTGTGGAGATGCCAAGCGAAGATCAGCCGCTACCAGAAGATACAGAAGAAGAGATTTCTCGTTTGGCGGCAGAGGCAGCACAAAAACTACTTGGTAAAAATCAGGGAGAGATGGCGCAACAGCAAGCAGAAGAAGCGGCAAAAGATCCCCTTACACAAATTCAACAACGTGAGCTTCAGATTAAAGAAGCAGAGCTTAAGCACAAAATTGAGATGGATAGGGCAAGCCTTGATCTCGATGCTACAACCAAGATTGGGAACTTGGATTTACAGGCTGAGAGAATTAAGTCTGAAAACAAGCGAGCAGGTGCATCAATTGGCGCTAGAATTGCTACTGAGCTTGATAAAGAACAAAGAAAAGATAAACGGGAGGGGGCTAAACTTGGCCTAGAAATAGCCAAGGAGCTTGATAGAGATAGTGAATGATCCATTAATAGCTTTAATTAAATCTAAAATAGCAGACTATAAAAGTTCTATTGAACTATTTCTTGCTGAGGGAGGTGCTAAAACGCAAGAAGATTACGTCAAACTGACAGGAAAGTACGAAGCTTTTAGAATATTAGAAGAGGATTTATTAGAAATAGAAAAAAAATATATTGAAAGCTAAAAATTTTTTAGTTAGTTCTTAATTATTCGTGGATAGGCCACGCAAGGTAACTGTGAACCTTTAAATCACTGCAAATGGGTGCAATATGGTTGCGACAATTAAAGTCGATAACACGAAGGTAAAAGAAGACCTTCACGCAAAGCTACCAGAACCAACGGGATACAGGCTTCTGATAGCACTTCCAGAGATCGATGAGAAGACGCAGGGCGGAGTAATCATGCCTGACGGTCTTGTCAAAGACGAATCAACAGCGTCAATTATTGGTTTTGTTTTAAAAATAGGGCCAGATGCTTACTCTGATAAAGAACGCTTTCCTAATGGGGCTTGGTGTAAAGAAGGTGACTTTGTCATTTTCAGATCATACTCAGGCACTAGATTTAAGGTGGCGGGAAAAGAGTTTCGTCTCATAAATGATGATACCGTAGAGGGTGTTGTCGATGATCCAAGGGGGTATTCAAGAGCATGAATAAAGCTGCAGAACAAAATGTTGATTTTGATGCTACCGAAACACAAGATGTTGAGGAGGCAACAAAGGAAGAAGAGACCTCTTCTGAAGTAGAGATCGAAATAGTTGACGATACCCCTGAAGAAGACAAGGGTAGAGCGAGACGAGCGGAAGGTGCAGAACCCGACATTCCTGATGATGAGGAGCTAGAATCCTATAGTGAGGGTGTTCAAAAACGTCTCAAAAAAATGAAATGGGAATTTCATGAAGAGAGGCGGGCTAAAGAGGAATCCGAAAGACTTAAAGAAGAAGCGGTAACCTACGCCCAAAAAATTAAAGAAGAAAACGATAAGCTGAAAGAAACGCTTGAAAAAAGTGAAGGCGTTCTTGTTGATCAGGCCAAAGGCAGGATTGACTCACAGATTGCCAACGCGAAGGTTAAGCTTAAAGAGGCTCATGAAACAGGAGACACTGATGCGCTTATAGACGCACAGGAGAACCTGACAAATCTTCAAAACGAAAAGTTTAGATACGAAAACTATACTCCACCTAAAAGACAACAGGTTGAAAATTTTCAACCAGAAGATCAGAAAAAAATGACTCCACCCCCACAAGCCATGGAGTGGTGGAAAAAGAACCCTTGGTTCGAAGGCACTGAAAAAGGTGATAAAGCCCTTACAGGTTTTGCTATGGGCGTACACACCGAATTACAGGAAGAAGGTATTGAATTAAATTCAAAAGAATATTATGATCGAATTGACGCTGCCATGATGGAAGCGTTTCCAAATAAATTTGGAGCTGTTGTAGAGGAGCCTACATCACAACAGCCTCGAACGGGAGCCGTGGTCGCCCCAACGTCTAGAACGTCAAAAAAACCACGCAAAGTGAAGCTGACTCCGTCTGCAGCCGCCCTCGCCAAGCGGTTAGGACTAACACCTGAACAGTATGCGGCGCAACTAATGAAGGAAAGCTGATATGGCTGATAGAACTCCACGCACTACAGAAACTAGAGAAAAAACAGGACGTAAAAAAGGATGGTCTCGACCATCTGCGCTACCTACCCCCGAACCAAGGGATGGATTACATTTCCGTTGGATTCGCACCTCAACTTTGGGTAACAGCGACAATACTAATGTTTCGGCTCGCTTTCGTGAAGGCTATACACCAGTCAAGGCTTCAGAGTTTCCTGAGTTAACCGTTGTGTCTGACATCGATTCCCGATTTAAAGACAACATTGAGGTAGGTGGACTGCTTTTATGTAGTATACCTGCAGAAATTGCTGAAGAACGTGTCGAGGTTCAACTCGAACAGGCTCAACATGCACAGGATGCGGTAGATCGTAATTTTATGAGAGAGAACGATCCTCGTATGCCAGTGATGAAGCCTGAGCGTTCCACGCGCACATCGTTTGGGAAGTAACCAAAAAGTTCAATTGAACTTATAAGGGCTTCCTTGGTTTAAATTTGGTAAGGAGAGAGAGTATGGCTGCTACAGCAACTCCCCAAGGCCTGAAGCCCGTCAAACGTGCAGATGGCATGCCCTACGCAGGGGCAACTACTGAATACCTTCTAGATCCTGCGGGCGAAGGGACTAATATATTTAATGGTCAAGTCGTTACGCTGGGTTCAGATGGGTTTGTCGCACTGGCCGGTGGCACAGGTGCGGATATAACAACAAATAACTTAGGTGGCGACACTATTGGCGCTCTAGGTGTTTTTGTTGGGTGTTCATACACCAATGACGAAGGTCAAACAGTTCATTCGAACTATTATCCTTCAGGAAAACTCAACGGCAAAGCTTTAGTTGTTGATGATCCAAACGTGCTTTTCCAAGCACAACTTGATGGCACAGGAGCGCAAACAATTATTGGTAACATTACCAAGTTTGCAGCAGTGCAATCAACTTCAACTGGAAGTACCGTAACAGGTAATTCTAATTCAGCATTAGATGCGACCACACAAACTACAGTTGGCGCATTTCAAATTGTTTCTCATGTGTCCGATCCCGGCGATGCGTTCCCAGATGTTCTGGTTCGTTTCACCACTGGCGCTCACATGCGAACAATGAACACTGGCGTATAGGGAGACTGAGTAATGGCTATTTCACGCGCACAGCTCCTTAAAGAGCTACTTCCCGGCCTAAACGCATTGTACGGCTTGGAATATGAAAAGTACGAAAATGAACACACTGAAATTTACGAGACAGAAACTTCAGACAGAAGCTTTGAAGAAGAAGTCAAGTTGAGTGGGTTTGGTGCAGCTCCTGTAAAAGCAGAAGGTGCAGCAATTTCGTATGATAACGCACAAGAGCATTATACTGCTCGCTACAACCATGAGACCGTTGCAATGGGTTTCTCTATCACTGAAGAGGCGATGGAAGACAACTTGTACGACTCATTGTCTGCTCGATATACAAAAGCACTAGCTCGCGCTATGGCTTACACTAAGCAGACTAAGGCTGCAGCTTTGTTAAACACTGGTTTTTCAAGCTTCAACTCAGGTGATGGCGTTACATTGTTTGCTACTAACCATCCAACCGTGGGCGGTGGTACAAACGCTAACAAGCTTGCAACTAATGCAGACTTGAACGAAACTTCACTAGAGCAAGCAGTTATCGATATTGCAGCGTTTACAGACGAACGTGGCCTATTGATTGCGGCTCGACCTCGTAAGCTTATCGTTCCACCTGCATTGATGTTCGTGGCAACAAGACTGCTACAGACAGAGCTTCGCACAGGTACAGCGGATAACGATACAAACGCATTGCGCTCAAATGGATCGATCCCTGAAGGCTACCGTGTGAACCACTATCTAACGGACACAGATGCATTCTTCATCACAACAGATATTCCAAATGGTATGAAGCACTTTGAGCGTACCACTATGGCAACATCTATGGATGGAGACTTCGATACAGGTAATGTTCGATACAAAGCTCGTGAGCGTTATTCCTTCGGTGTATCAGATCCATTAGGAATTTTCGGTTCACCCGGAGCATAATTTATGATATAGGGGTAGTAGTTCCTCCCAAGGGACATTTACTTCTCCCGGTAAATAGGGGCAGCTTGCAGGAGTTGCCCCTTTATTTATTTGAGAAACGTCTGTACCTGAAGTTTCTTCTTGCAAAAACTAACCACATGAATTACTTTGAATGTGCAATGCTGTGAGAGATCATAGTACAAAGGGCGTGAAACTAATGTTTCGCGTCCTTTTCTTTTTTAAAAAACTATGTTATGATTTTTTTAGGGGCAACATTAGCCTTGCAGACAGGACACTCCCCGACCTGACGTTGCACAGACTGCTAGGCAAAACCTTGTGCAAAGGGTATATATTATGGCATCAACTACATTTTCAGGCCCAGTTACAGCTACTGCTGGTTTTGTGGGCGACATTAAACTTCCAACATTTACTGTGGCTACAGCACCATCTGCTTCAACTTCAGGTGCAGGAACAGTTATTTTTGTTTCTAATGGAGCAGCAGGAAGCCCAATTATAGCTTTTTCTGACGGTACAAACTTCAAGCGTTCAGATACAGGCGCAACCATTTCTGCTTCATAGGTGATACATGAGTAGATTTTCACCACCAAGCGCGGAAGAGTTAGCGGCTCGTGGATTAGATCCAGATGGAAATCCACTAAAGATATGGACTAACACTAAAAAGGTTCGCGCAAGAAACAGCGATGGAACGCTAAAAGCAGATGATCCTTCTACACCTGATGTAAATGAGGCGTGGGAAGAAGCACCTGTTACAAAGCGTGGTCGCCCTAAGAAAAAGGGGTAAGCTATGTCTAGTGATGTACAGGCAAAGCGTGTCACAGGAACAGGCTCACTCGCAGTTGGCCCTGCTCGTATACGGCAGATACATGTTTTATCGGGGTCTGGCACCCCTCGATTGACCATTAAAGACGGTAGTGCAGGAGCTACAGTTTTAGATTTAGATCTAAAAGCTTCTGATGTTCACGCTGTTAACATTCCAGATGATGGGATTAGGGTCAGTGATATTCATGTTTCTACTGCTACGGCACTAACGGCTATAACAATATTCTATAACTAATGTTATGGCTGCTCGTAAGGGAACCATGAAGGGTCACACCATTAAGGGGGGGCATAAACGCCCCACCAAAAAAGGTGCAGGAATGACCGCTAAAGGGGTAGCTAAGTACCGAAGGGACAACCCCGGTTCTAAGCTCAAAACTGCTGTTACTGGTAAAGTTAAGAAGGGCAGCAAAGCCGCAAAGAGGCGTAAATCTTTCTGCGCTAGATCTGCAGGGCAGATGAAGAAATTTCCAAAAGCAGCAAAAAATCCAAACAGCCGTCTAAGACAGGCTAGGAAGAGATGGAAGTGTTA